TTATATTGACTAGGACATTTGTTACTAATTTCAAACCCAGCACGTGGCGCCATAACAATACCATTTTCTATCATAAAATCAGGATCATCCTTACGGATAGTTTTAATAGTTTTGTCTGGAGAAGTAAAGGTCATACAAGTGAACCTGTATAAGTGTTGTTTAACCACCGGCTGTATGTTTCCGATTGCTCTGATATTTTTGTCAACTCATACTTGCCGCAGAATTTTAGAAAGTGTAGGCCAACTTGAGGGGTAGTAACAGTACGAACACCCTCACGAATATGTTTGTCAACACTAGCCTTAACCTCATCGGGTTGACATGTCAAATCAATCAATACCCGATTGCGTTCATAATCATCACGCACCCGATGTTCAACATTATTATGGTCCAACCAGCGTTGAAGTTGTAGATTGTTCCACGAGTAGCCTTGCTTTTCTCTATCAGCATAAGCCTCAATCAATCCAACTTTATTCTTAGTACCTTTAGTACGCACACCTGGGTATGCACTGAACACGTTGTCTGTAGCATCTCCCCTCATGCATTTCTCAAAAAGTATAAATTGGGGGTCACCTAACAATTTAGGTTCACCTGTTTTCTTGTCCTTAATAATACGACCTTTATCGTCAAAGTAACCTTCAAGCGTAATCAATTGATTAGTGATTCCATTATATTGTTTCACGTTTTTGGTTATGAGTTGTATGTAGTCGCTATCACTTGAAATAATAAAATGTTCATCATCGGGATGCAAGTGAATGAAACGTGCAATCAAGTCATCAGCTTCTGCCTTAGGATCACGAAGGACACTTACGTTAGTTTTCTCACGCAAAAAAGTTGTGAACTTTTCATACGTTTCCCAAAAAAGTTCGTTTTCTTCTTTTTCTGCTTCTGTTTGTGATTGTGTGTCTACAACTCTATTCTTTTTATACGGCTCATAGTAAGACTTCCTCCACGATTTTCCCTCCAAGCAGAACACAACGTGGTCAATTCCAAATTTGCGAACGATTTGATTGCATGATGCAAGTGTAAGATGTAAGGCCATGCCCACCTTCTCCCATGGATCACTATTGCGTGAGGCAACATGTCTTGCTCTGAAAAAAGTATTTGCGGTGTCAATGAGTGCGTATTTGTATGTCATGTGTTTATTATATACTACTATTTAATTGTTGTCAACTAGTCCGGTTTCTCAGACCAAGTATAAGTTTGGATTTGAATTGAGTTCTTTGACAGTAATCTTACGATGATGTTCCAAATTGTTGAAGGGTAAGAAATCATCTTTCAACATTTTGACAGGAAACCCTTGTTGGTCAATAGTGTCTTTGACAAGGGTTACCATTTCATCTACTGTCATCTTAGCTTTTGGACTAACCCACTCAACGGGTTCCCCATAAATTTTATGACATTGACTAGCAACACGTTGTTTAATAATAGATTCTAATGCCTTAATGTGCATAGTTTCTCCATAAAACAAATAACAAAACTCTTGCTCAACCCCAGTATGGTCACTATATTGTTTAGACCGTTTCTTGGGATTGATAGTAATACCATACCCTAACAATTGTACAAACTCACTACCATATTTGATGTAGTGAGCCGTTACAATAATGTATAAGAAACAGCCATTCATGATTTCATTGCTTTCTTAACCGGTGCGGGCAAGTACTTAGTCAAGTCACCTGCAGTATTACTATCATACAAATCTACAATTTCAGGCAGTTGATGAGTGCCACCCAAATTACGATACATTTTCATTAACAATACGAATGATGCTTGTGATTCAACAGGCGATTCGTCAACAGGCATATCCCAAGTCTTAGCATACCAGCGTTTAAAAGTATTTGCACTTTCACTACTCAACATTTCAGGTGTACTAAAACAAGTTTGAATAACTGCATGAAATGGATCTAAAAATTCTTTCTCAAAGTTTTTAGAATAAACATCAGCCTTCATTTTAACTTTGAAATAGTCGTACATGAAACCATATAAGTCAATTTCCATACCATGAATTTCAATGTTAGGCCAGTACTTAGCATGGGTTTTCAAAATGAATTCCCAATTCAGGGGCTTACCTTTGTACTTACGCATTGCACTAACGTGAGAAATAGATTTGGGATGACCACGATTCTCATCCTCATCACCTGACAAAGGTTCAAATCCGTTGTCCTCACAAATTTGTTGCAATTCATGTGCTTCTTTATATTCTGTATCAATGTTGCCATCAACACGATAAGACAAGACTTCAATCTTGTGATGATCGTAAGGTCCGATCGGCTTAGAATATTTACCATTGAATACATCAAATTGCTTTCGTGCGAAAGAACGGTCATCTGTTTCAATATAAGTAAAGGGTACTTCTAGGTCTTGCCAATCACCATCATACCCATCCCACAATCCATGATATGCAATTGCGGCTTCTAGCACCACTGTATGTTGTGCATTAGTTGAATGAAAGCGCCATTTACCAACTTCTTTGGTACCTTGAATAGCAGACATGAATTGAACACGGAAGCGATCCAAGTTTGCAATCTTCACCAGGTGTTTAACGTCCAAATCACGTTGAATATCATCATCAATAAAGATATCTTTCAGTTTGACCATTGCAAATTTCAAACGCAAACTGCGGTCATACTTAGTACCCTTCTTTACAAGAGCGGCGATATGCTTGTGCCATGATCCATTACTAGGATCAAATAGTTGAGTCAACCTATCCTCAATACTTGCCTCATTGTACTCACCTTTTTTGCGCTTCAACCGATGAACAATTTGACGCAACATTTTAACTGCTTTGGGTTTTGTAAAAATAAACGGGAATGTGTTATGAGTTGTAGCTACTCCGGCATTCACAACTTTGTTAAATTTAATAGCATCTTTTGTAAGTTTAGACGTTGCCATAAAAAACCTTGAATTAAGTTAATAAGTCTCTATTGTATAGAAAACTCCATTAAATGTCAAATTTTGTTTTGTTGTATTTTTACAACAAATTATCGTAATAGGAAAATAACGTTGAAAAATGCTTCATATCTACATTACAATTAACATAAGAATAATTCCTTGTAGGGTCTTTATAGTTGAGTAAGGGCAAACAATGTTTTTGTTTTTTATGTTGATTTGCTAATTCTCCTTCAACCCATTCAGTCATATCTCGGTCTTTACGAATAAAACTACTTACTGTAGGTGCCCTACTATCAATATTCCATACACCTATACTTAAGTATTTTTTATCATTCAAATAGTCAGGTAAATTACCATTTTTAATTTCAGTCATTGTGTTGAAATAAAAATCTGCGCCATGGGAGCTTTTTGATTTTTCATAACCCCATCCATCAAACCAAGCAAGTTGTCTACCTAAACGTTCGCCTACAGCCTTTTCAGTATCCTCACCGGGTTCTGGACAACTTTGACCAATCTTCAAAAATTCATGTTCAATAAAACTTTTTCTATACATAACAGCATAAACGTACATTTTACTGATTTGATTATCACGTAAAATTTGATATATCTTGGTGTGATGATCTATAGATCCCAAATCAAAATAAAAATCCGGATTATTCAACGAAATATTATTAAACATTAACTTACCTCTGTTCTTCCATTACCTAAATCCTTAGTACGTATTACCCTTGCATCACGGCTTTCCGTACGGTTCTCGGGATCTGCTACCTGTTGTTCATACATCTCTAATGCTACATTACGACATACTGTTTGAAACCATCTATCAACTATGATTACATCAGTATCGTCATCCCGTTGTCTATATCCTGCCTTAATTAAATTCAATACAAACTTGTCATTAAAATCTAAATCAAATGCACCATCATTAATATTCTCAGGATTGATTTCTACTTTAGTAATAGCAATGTATGGTTCACCGGATGCCGTAGCTTTTTCTTTTGCTGTAAGTTCTGTCTTAGCTTTAATTTGTTTAGGCTTAGGCTCTTTCTTAACAACAGGCTTAATCTCTTGCTTTTTAAATAAGTTTTTTAATTTTTCAAACATTTATATCTTTCTAGTAATTTAAAGCTGGCTAAGTTTTTAGCCTTACTTTCGCACATCATATCAAAATTATCAATGAATGTCAATGCCCAATCGTTCACTGCTTCATTCCAATAATAATCACTATGTGCCCTAAGTTTCTGTTTACTGTACCCAGCTTCTATCAACGTATCATGGGAGGGACGTTCATTAGGGGAGTGTTCAATAAGACAATCTTCCCTACTAACACTATAATGTAAAGTAGGGCGAACGCCACGCCAACTGTCAATGACCCTCTTAACACGGTCATCAGTAGGTTCAATGTATTCACCTTCCCGAATCCAGTGGTGATGTATGTCCATAACCGTCGGTACGAGGTCAGATAATGATAAACAGTCTGTAAGTCCATGTGTATATTCCTCATTTTCTAATGTAAGTGTGTTTCTCGCTTCTGGCGACAATCTGTTGTACACATCTCTAATGCCTTGAGGGCCTCTACGACCTGAGATATGTACATTGATTTTCATATCTTGAAACTTCTGACCATAGCCCATCCAACGAGCCATGTCACAATGATATTCAAATTCATCTATACTCTTATTTACTACCTCATCACGGTCGCTCGCTAAAACTACAAACTGATCAGGGTGAAAGCTAAGACGCACATCATTGGCACGTGCAGTCTCACCGATTGGTGCCATCCAACGTTCTAAACTATTCTGTACATCAGTTGAATGCCAAAAGTCTTTGTATTCATCCATGGTATAGAATGAAAACATATCGCTAGTCAACCGCAACATACGTAATTGTGGATCAAGTGTTGCAACTTTCTTAACAAGTGCATGTGTATTCATAATATTGCGTTTAGCAACATCCATAATCTTTTCTTCTACAACATCACGCTTATTACGCTTTGCCCATGCTTGTGTAGTGCCGCCTGTGTTAAGACCTTCGGCTGAAACAATCTCACCCTTCTTGTTAATTTCTGCCCATTTACAAGCGAAACCGATGCGTTTGACTGACTGATTTGTGTACATAGATAGACCAAAATGATAAATAATAGATGTAGTGTAGCATACCTACGCAATAAAGTCAACTATTTACGGAAATGATATTATGAGAATAACTGAAATTTTAAGAGAAGCAGATGAATGGGAAGAAAACACCGAAAAATGGGATCGTTTTAAAAAGTGGGCGATTGACCAAATGATGCGCTCAACGGAGAAAGTTGGTACTGGTAATCATGTTAGTAAATTAGAAAATCAATACTTTGGTCATCCAATTAATGTAGGTCCTAGTAACACATCGCAACAACCATTTGGATCCGTAACTACCAATATTGGTGCTAACAAAGCCTGGACAGAGTTTGTTCAATCTATCATAGACAACTACGAAAACTATGAAGCAGAATGGAAAGCAGATTCGGCGGCAGCGTTACTTGACAATCCAGAATATAAAAAATTCCTTGATCGTGCATACACGGATTTCATGGGCATGGGCGAAAATACCACTGACCAACGTGAACAACATGCCATAGCACTAAGTGGTTATCAAGTAAAACACTATGGCGGAAAGCTATTTGGTTCGTTATTTGGAAATATCAAAGGTGCTAGA